ACAAAAAGGTCAAAATACTACTTGGGGCAGGGAAAGAAATGAAGTGTTGGTCATGTAACTCCGAATTGATTTGGGGTGGTGATCACGATGGAGAGGACTACGGTAACGAAGAATATAATATCGTTACCAATCTTTCCTGTCCGAACTGTGATGCCTTTGTACTGGTGTATCATTCACCAACTGATAAACATTATGATATCAAAAGAAAAATTGGTCAGGCATAAAAAGGAAAAGATTCTAACTTACTTTGCTCCGAGCACAGTTTGTGATGGTGTTGGTATCTTTGCATACATCAACATTCCAAAAGATACAATTATTTTTCCTTCAAATCAATCAAATATTAATGAAAAGAGAGAGTGGTCAACTGTAACAAAGAAGGCAGCAAAAAAGATTAAATCTCTTACATTATGGGATGAAGAGGGTTTTTACACCGATTGTAATATTAATCGTTTTGATATTGCATATTATGTAAATCATTCTCGAAAACCAAACGTTCACTATGAACGTTCAACAGATACACTATATGCAATGCATAAGATTAAGAAGGGTACGGAACTTCTACAATTTTACCTTCCAGAGGAGAGAGGTTGGTAATGTTGAATGAAATGGAACACGATTGCCGAATTCGACTAAAGGATACAAACTATAAGGAATATTCTAATTATTCCTTACTTGGTGAATATTCTTATGAGGATTGTGCGAAAATATACATTCAATATTGTGAATACAAACAATTCGGTGATATGATACCACTCTTTAAAGAAGAGTTTTGTGCAGATATTGCTGAACGAATTGGATACTATGATAAGAACAATCGTCTTTGTGCTTTTACAGTATCTTTTTTGTTTCCAAGTGCAAACTCAGCATACGCTACTTATTTTGCATGGGATTATCAAAACCCAAAACTAAGTATGGGAAATATTGCCAACAAAAATGAGATTGCACGATACAAACGTCTTGGTTATGATTACTATTATCTTGGTCCAGCAATGCCCTATAAACAAAAACTACAGGGATATGAGATCGCAGATGTAAGTAAATCATATAAATTTAAAAATAATCAAATTATTTGGCATTGATGATTAATGGCTTACTTAAATCACAGTTTACCTGATTGGTCAGTTTACATACGTAATGAGTTTCTCTATAACCATAAAAAGGGTCATGGAGAGGTCACAAAATGTGATGTTCATTCCGTTGCAAGTATAGAAAAACGTGTTCCTCTGTTTGAGGCATTCTTAGAAAACGGTGTAAACTGGACAAGAAGACCTTTACATGCATTTTGTTGGAAACCAGATGCTGTAATTGAACCTTTAGAGGATATAATGTATTGGGATTGCTTCTCCCCTTACATAGACGTGCAAAGAAGACACCGTTTAGCGGGTTTGGATGCTGAATTAATACGTCCAGATGGTAAAAAAGTGATAGGAACCTACATGTGGACGTTTGATTGGTCTTGGGAAAACAAAGGAATACTAGATTTGAACTTTTCAGAGACTCCAGAACATAAATGTGCTCACTTATTTAAGGTTGAGACGGGAAATTTCTATGCTTATCCTAATAATCGCATAATTTGGTACGATAATGCATGGGTTTTTGATAGAATTGAAAAAAATCCAGGTTATGAAATTGATCTTACAGTATATTCAGTCGAAAATAAGAGGAAACTTGAGACATCTGACCATTATATGTACGAAGTTAAGGATATTAGTAGAAAAAAAGGAAAAAGAAAACCTTTTGAACCTATCTAAATATAGAAAAAAGGTTAAAATGGAGTTTCAACACGATTTTTTAGACAATCTTGCAAACCATCAGTACCAAAAACTGCTGCGAGAAGTGACAAATGACGATAAGATTCCAAAGAAAACCGATAAAGTTGATAAAACGCTTATAGATATAAGTAAGGATACTACAATTTCGGATGTCAACCTATACGACTAAAGTTTCTCGTGCATTTAAAGACATAAGTTTGTCATTTAAAAGGCATCCAGTTACAAATGATGTAACTGTTTTGAGAAATGAAGACGCAATTAAGAAATCTGTCATTAATCTCACTCGAACAAGGATTAATGAGAGGTTTTTTAATGAGTTGTTAGGTACATCAATCATCGACAACCTCTTTGAGAACATGGATTCTGGTCTTGAAACAGCGTTAGAGGAGGAAATCGGCACATTATTAAAAAATTATGAACCTCGAATTGAATTAAATAGTGTATATGTAGAAGCAAATCAAGATTCTAATGCTTTGAACGTTCAAGTTGATTATAAAATTGTTGGATTACCAGTTCCAACTCAAGTTATAGAGTTCTTATTACAACCGACAAGGGTATAATGGCATTTAATCAGTTTACAAACTTAGATTTTCAAGATTTACGTACTCAAATTAAGGATTATTTGAGATCAAACTCAAATTTTACTGATTTTGACTTTGAAGGTTCAAACTTTTCCGTATTAATTGACAATTTAGCGTATAATTCTTACATTACTGCTTATAATACGAATATGGCAATCAATGAGGCATTCATTGATAGTGCAACCGTAAGAGAAAATATTGTATCGTTAGCAAGAAATATCGGATATGTACCTAGATCAAAAAGAGCAGCAGTTGCAAAGATAAGTTTTACAGTTGATGTCTCATCCCTTGCAGCAAGATTCGTTACATTGAATCCAGGAGTTGTTGCATTAGGTAATATTGAAAATGGATCTTTTACATTCTCAATACCAGATAAAGTTGTATCGACTCCTGCAAGCAATGGAATTGCATCATTTGAAAATATAGAAATATATGAGGGCAATTACCTTACAAAAGAATTTAATGTTGTTAGTTCGCAGTTAGATGCAAAATATATTTTACCAAATACAGATATAGATACCACAACGATTCGAGTTTCAGTAACAGATGGCACTACTGGAACAGTTGAGGTATATAATGCATATGAAAATATATTCCAAGTTAACTCAGAATCTAGATTATTCCTTATACAGGAGGTTTCCGATGAAAAGTATCAAATTCTCTTCGGTGATGGAGTTCTCGGTAAAAAACCACCAAATGGTAGCACTATTAAAGTTTCTTATATTGTTACTAATGGCACAGATGGTAACGGTGCATCTAACTTTAATTTCGCAGGGAGTTTAACCTATCCAAGTAGGAATGGGGATGCATTAACTGACACACCAATTACAAGTAATATATCCCTTCTAACAGTTCCACAAGCGTCTGAGAGTGGCGATAATATTGAACCTGTAGATAATGTCAAATATCTCGCTCCAAGGGTATATGCGTCTCAATATCGAGCAGTTACTGCAAATGATTACACTAGTTTAGTTCCATCAGTTTATCCTAATATAGATTCTGTGACTGCATATGGTGGTGAAGAATTAGATCCTCCACAATATGGTAAAGTATTCATAACTATCAAACCTAAGACTGGAGAGGTATTGTCAACTACTGCCAAAGCAGCTATCAAAGCAGGGTTAAAACAGTACACAGTTGCTGGAATTGAACAAGAGTTTGTTGATTTGAAATTTTTATATGTTGAATATGATACCACTGTATCTTATGATCCTGGACTTATTACAACCAAAGAGGATTTATCTTCTCGTATTTTTAAATCAGTTGAAGCATATTCTAAATCATCAGACATTAACTCATTTGGAGGTAGACTTAAGTATAGTAAATTATTATCTACAATCGATAAAGTTGATACTGCGATTACTTCAAATATAACTGTTCTTAAAATGAGAAGAGATTTGAAACCTGCATTTGGACAACTTGCAAACTATGAATTATGCTATTCAAATCAATTTCATGCAGATTTAGAAGGATTTAATATCAGATCAACATCATTTAAACTTGAGGGAGTTGATGGTGATATATTTTTAACAGATTTACCAAATTCTGATGGATTAACTGGTGTAATTAGATTTTTCACTCTTATTGATGATTCTCCTAATTTTATTAATAATAACGCAGGTACTGTTGATTATGTAAAAGGTGAAATTATTTTATCTGCTATCAACATTTCATCCACAAGTGCCTCAAACAAAATAGAAATTGAAGTAATACCAGAGTCAAATGATATTATCGCAAAACAGAACCTTTATATTGTGCTAGATACTACTAGTGGAAGCAGATTAACTCTTTTAGAAGATTTGATATCTTCGGGTTCAGATAAATCAGGTTCATCATACAGACCACCTTCAAGTTTCGTTAATAGTAAAAGGTTTACCAGATAGAAATGGCAGATACAAAAATAAAAATCTCTCATATTCTGGATAGTCAAATTCCAGACTTTATTCAGGAAGACAATCCATTATTTAAACAATTTTTAAATCAATATTATATTTCACAAGAACGTGAATATGGAAATATTGATCTTGCAGAGAATATTACTGATAACAAGAACATCTCTAATTTTATTGATCTGAATATTGTTGGTTTTCAAGCATTATCACCAGTAACTCTAACTGAAGAAATTTTATCTTTTGATGATATCATTAATGTTAATAATACACTTGGTTTTCCAGACAGTTATGGACTTTTAAAAATTGATAATGAAATTATCACATACACTGCGAAGACTGAAACATCATTTATTGGTTGTGTTCGTGGATTTAGTGCAATAAGTGCGTTAGAAAAAAATGGAAATCCAGAATTTTTAACTTTTAGTACAACAGAGGCAGATGACCATAATCAAAATGCTACAGTTTCAAATTTAAGTCATATATTTTTGCTAAAATTTTACGAAAAATTTAAAGCAAATTATTTACCTGGTGTCGAAAAAAGAAATTTCATGACAGGTCTCTCAGTAGAGAATATTTTATCGAGAGCAAAGGATTTTTACACATCAAAAGGTACAGATACTGCACTTGACATTCTATTTCAAGTATTGTTTGGAAAAAAGGTAACAATTTTAAAACCTTTTGATAATACAATTACATCTTCTGATGCCGAATGGATTGTGGCAGATCAATTAATGGTCGAAGCACTTGAAGGTAATCCAATTAACTTAGAACAAACAATAATTTTTCAAGAATCGTTTATTTCACCCACCGCTTCGGGTGCAGTTAGTAACGTTGAAGAAATATTTTTAGGAAATAAGAGATATCATAGAATTTCCCTATCTAAAGGTTCTATTGAAGGAACTTTTAAGGTAAATAACAAAACTCAAGTCATTGGAACTGCATCTACAACATCAGTTGTAACAGTTGACTCTACAGTTGGATTTACTACAGAAAATGGTTTTCAATATTTGGATTCATCTGGTTCATATATCCCAGTAACGTATCAATCAAAGTCTGATAATCAATTTTTTGATACTGATGCTACTGTTTCATTATCTGAAGGAACTCCAATTATTGACAATATTTTTATTTTTGGATATGAAAATAATGACACTTCCAAAATATGCAAAATGCGTGTTATGGGATCAATATCTAATGTTTCTAATAATTTTGAAAAAACTAAATTTTTTAATGAAGGTGATGATATTAAATTAAAGTATCTTGGTGAAAAAATAGATACTAACAATAAAAAATTTAATACTTGGTTTTATAATAATGTTTCATTCTTAGAAATTGTACAACCAATAACTTTAACTAAAAGTATTACAACTTTAGATAAACATTTTCTAAATGTAGGGGATAAAATTGATATTTTAGATAGAGAAACAAAAAATATTGTACAATCTGATGTAGAAATTAGTTCTGTGACATCAGATACAGAATTTAGTTATGTTGGAACTGCTATTACTTCAAGCATGGGTGCTTTTAGCATTAAAAAAAGATTAAAATTTGCTTCACAAAGTCTTGGTCTTGGATTTTTAGTTTCTGATATTCAAAATACGTTCACAGATAAAGATGAAAACACTTATGTTTCATTTTCTGGATATCCTTCTGATAGTGCACTTCAATCTACAGATAGATCTCAAATATTTCAATCTAATAAAGTATCGGGAAATAAAATAAACATTCCAACACATGAATTTTTAAATGGTGAGAAAATACATTATGAATCACTATCGTCTAGTGGCACAATTAGTGGAATAACTACTGGAACTTATTTTGTAAAGGTAGTAGATCCAAATAACATACAACTAGCATTAAATGCTCAAAATTTATATTTAAATAATCTTATACAAATAACAGGAACACTTGGTAATGATGAACATAAAATTACACCATCAATTCCAGTTGGTAATATAGTAACAAAATTAGAAAATCAAAATAATTTTAGAAGAATTTTAAAAAATCCAAAAAATAATGAAATTAATCAAAATATCAGTGGACCAATTGGATTAAGTTTAAATGGAATTGAATATCATTCGCCAATATCCAATGATTCTGTATTTTATGGTCAAATTGATAATATTATAGTTTTAGATGAGGGAAGTAACTATAGTGTCGTTTCACCTCCTAACGTTTCAATTGCTGATTCTGTTGGAAATTCTGCAGTAGCAAATGCTCATGTTTATGACGGTGAAATTAAAGAAATAATTTTAACAAATAAAGGTTTTGACTTCATAGGTACACCAACAATAACAATAGGTGGTGGACAAGGTAAAGGAGCACAAGTAAAAGCTAGAATGGAAGCATTTAAGCATTCTGTATCATGTAATGATGTAAATGGAGTTGACTTAATAAACGATAAAATTACTATAGATGAAGATCATAGATTTTTGAATGGAGAAGAAATTGTTTATACTGCCACTGGAACTCCTATTGAAATTAATTCAACAAATGTTGGATTTTCTACTACTTTATTATCAAATGGTGGTAACTACTTTATATCTCAGGTTGATGGTGATGATCGAGCATTCAAACTTCACATATCAGAGGAAAACGCTATTGCAGGAATTAATACAATTAATTTTACAGATTTTGGAAACAATAGACATATATTTACAGCAAAGAGGAATAGAAATAGAATTGCTGAAATTGCTGTAATAAATGGTGGTCAGGGTTTTAAGAATAATAAAGTAGTTGTATCAAGCACCATCTATCCACCAGTAAAACAAGAAGATATATTTAAAACTTTTGTTGGAGTTAGCGTTGTTGATAATTGCATTTATGCTAAAAACCACAACTTTAAAAATGGCGATGAAATAAGATATACAACCTCAAATACTTCAATTGGTGGATTGTCTAATTCTACAAATTATATCATATCAGTAATAAACAATCATAAATTTAGATTAAGTTCTAACAGGACAGATTATAACAATAAAGTTTATATCGATTTTACTTCCGTGGGATCTGGTAATCATACCTTTAATTATCCTGACATAGTTGTTAATATTGCTGGTCCAATTGGATTGGCATCAACTATTGCCCCATCATATTATACTGCAACTGCAGATCCTGTTGTAAAAGGAAAAATTTCTAATATCTTCATGGAATCTGGTGGTGTAAAGTATGGTGTAACTGATATAGTCAATTACGTAAGAAAACCATCAATAACAATTGAAACTGGTAAAAACGCAGAACTAACACCTGTTGTCAATGCTAATGGTGAAATAACCGATGTTGTCATAATTAGTGGTGGAGTAAATTACTCAACAGCACCAGAAATTGTGGTTAAGGGTTCTGGAAAATTTGCTAAATTAAGATCTATTGTTTCTAATGGAAAAATTATTTCTATTGAAATTTTAAATAAAGGGAAAGGATATTCTGCAGATGTTGGAAACACTACTATTACTGCTGTTCCGTTTGGATCTGGATGTATTCTTGGATCTGAATTACATGAGTGGAAATTGAATAACGTTGAAAGATTTAATCATTATTTGACAGGAAGTAATAAAGATCTTTACGATGATACAGTTCAAGTTAAATCTGAAACCAGAGAGAAGGGTAATAAAATATGCTCTTTCTATCCCCCAAAAGAACTTAGAAAAAAATTACTTGACAATTTAGATGCAAATACATATCAAGAATTAAATCCAGGAGATACTGGTTCTTCGCATTCTCCTATTTTAGGTTGGGCATATGATGGAAACCCAATTTATGGATCTATAGGTAATGCTAAAGCAATTCCAGATGAATCAGGATCAGGTGGATTAAAAAGAATAAAATCTAGTTATGAACTTATTAATCCTCAAATTAATACGGATTTAAGACCTTCAGGATTTAGTCAAGGTGATCTTATTGAAGATTATATTTACACTGGTCAAGGTGATTTAGATGAGCATAATGGTAGATTTATTATTAATGCGGATTTTCCGAATGGAACTTATGCATATTTTTCTACTGTTAATAGTTCAACTAAAATTCCAAGTTTTCCATATATAACATTTAAGCATAAGGATGCCACTGATTCGTATAATTATAGTATTTTTAATAAACAAGATGATTTAACTTTAAATAGTGGATTATATAAAAGAAATATAACACCATCAGGATTAAAAGAAGAATTTAGAAGTTATCCATTTTTAGAAACTCCTATTGATTCCAAGGTTGTAGTTAAAATAGATTCTACCACCAAATCTGGAATAACAACTATTAATGTTTTAAAATCTGGTGAAAATTATAAACCTAACGAATTAGTTAATTTTGGATCTAGTCTTGCAAGTGCTAAAATAAAAGATGTTTTAGGAAAAACGGTGGTTTCTGTTGCTACAAGTGAAGTAACTGAAACTGATCTAAGATTTTCATTCAAAGATAGAAAAGTTACAGGATTTACATCTATTCCACATAATTATAAAGATTTTGATCTTGTTGAAATATCTGGTATTTCTTCATCACTTTACAAAAATATAGAAGGGTTTAGAACTGTTGGAGTCGTCACAACTAAAACAACTTTGGCAGTCGCTATGGGTAGCACCACTGCAACTGGAATTAATACTTTTGTAAAATTACAAGAACCAACTTCTTCTGAAATATTTAAATCAGATGACATTATTAAAATACAAAATGAGGAGATGTTGATAACTACCGTTGATATTTTAAATAACAGATATAATGTAGTTAGAAAACGTAATAATGTAGAATCTTCTCATGGTGTAGATACTGAGGTTAATTTACTACCCCAACAGTTTACTTTTGATGTTAAAGAAAAATTAGAAAATAAAAATATAGAACCAAGGGCAGTTCAATTTTTTGATGCATCTTTTATAACAATTGACGGAATTGGATATAATAGATCTGTTGGTGTTGGTAGTACTTCTAATAATATAGTTACTGGATTTACTGCTGGAATAGGTCAAAGCACTGCTACGATAGATTCATCAATTCCAAACTCTATTTTTCTTCCAAGACATAAATTTAAAACAGGTGATAAGTTAAAAGTTACTTCTTTTGATGGTGGTATTGTTAGATCAAGTTTAGATGCAAGTTTTGGAACTATATTTGACCTATCTACTATTGAACCTTTAATATGTGTAAAATTTAATAATGATTTTATTGGATTATCAACTACAAGTGCAGTAGGATTTTCTACTAATAATCTAATATTCTTCAGTGATCAAACAACTGGAAGTAATCATAGAATAGAAAGAATATCAGATGATGTCATAGGAAAGGCAACAAAAACTGCTGTTACACTTACTACAGATGATCAACACTTATTAGTTGCAGGTGATGATCTTAAGTTAAATATTTTCCCAAATCAAACTGAAAATATTATATTGAAATACAATACTGTTGCAAACAGATTAGTTGTTAATCCAGTTACATTTACTGCGGGAGCAGTTGGAGTAGGTTCTACAGTTTCTACAATTACAATTACTGATCATGATTTTAAAACTGGAGATGCTGTAATTTATGTTGGATCAGATTCCACTGATTTATTAGATCCTTTAATTAATAATCGTGTTTACCATGTTATTAGGATAGATAAAAATACTATAAAATTAGCAAATAGTTCATATGCATCTAATAAAGCATTTCCATATCAAAATATAGAATTTACTGCTAGTGGTGCTGGAACTCATGAATTATCTAAAGTTAATCCTCCACTTGAAATTATAAAAGGAAATAAAGTAGAGTTTGCAGTTTCAGATTCAAGTTTATCTGGATACTCACTAGGTTTTTACAGTGATAGTGAATTTAAATCTAAATTCAATTCAACTGGTATTACCACTTCTGGAAGTTTTGGTAATGCGAGTAGTAAAGTATTAATTAATAATACAACAGATCTACCAAAAAATTTATATTATAAAATTGAAGGTCTTGGCAATAAATACACAACTACATTCCCATCATCTGTTTACACAGAGACAGACAATGAACCAAAAATAAGTTTTGTAGAAAGTAAATTTAATAAAAAACATAGAGTAACTGGAGTTGGTAGTACAGCAATATCATTTACAATTGCTGGAACTGCTGAAACTACTTTTTATGATTCAACTGGTTTTAGCACTGCATTTTATAGTTCCGATTCCACCAACTTGCAAGGAGGAATTAATTCAATTGAAATAATTAATTCAGGAAATAATTTATCTAATCTCCCATTTATTTCTTCTATAGGAAGTACAACAGGTATTGAAGCAGTCTTATCTGTTGAATCAGAAGATATTGGACAAATTCGTGCTGCTAATGTGTTGGATCAAGGATTAGAACTTACTAACAATAAAACTTTATCACCTAGAGCAGATTCTTATGTTATTTTAAAATTAAAAAACGCATTTACATTAGATGGTGTTGGTATAAAAACTGGAGGGCAAAATTATACCACACCTCCAGTAATATCTGCAATAGGACAACCTAATATGACTTTTAAAGCAACTTTAGTTGGTGGGTCAATATCAAAAGTAGATATCGTAACTAATGATAGTGGATTTGATCAAAATTTAAAAGTAATACCTACAGTTAATTCAAATGGTGTTGCTGTTATTAATGCACAGTCTGTATTCAATCTTAATGTTAGTGAGCAAAGAAATACTTTATTTTTAAGAGCTCCAGTAAATGGATTTCCAACTGGAAGTTTTCCATTTGCATCAGGTGATGAAATATTTGTAGAAAACGTTAAAACTTTAGGTGATGGTGATGGGTATAACTCTTCTGACTATAATTTTAAAAACTTCATAATTCCAAGCGATTCTGAAGGAATAGATGTAGATGGTGGAGAAGAAGCTGTTAGTTATTCAATAGTTGGTCTTGGGACAACTGGTGGAACTTATGATGGAAATAATGCTTTTGGTAGAGTAATTAAAACAAAAGATCTTGCATCATTTGAACCAATATTTAAAAAAATTAACTTTTTAGAAGGAGAAACAATAATACAAGGAGATGCTAGTGGTATCGTAGTTAAACAAGGTTGGGATGAAGGTGCATTATTGTTAAAACTAGAAAATGTAGTGGGCAATTTTGAAGAAGAAAAAGAACTTTTAGGTTCTGTGAATGGATTTAAAGCAACCATTGAAAAAATATTTGATTTTAATTTTGATTTAGAAGTATCTGCTGTTGTTAATAAAAATATTGATTGGACAAATGATAAAGGTAAATTGAGTGTAAATACACAAAGATTACATGACAACGATTATTATCAAAGATTTGCATATTCTGTAAAAGGTGAAGTTCCATATCATATGTGGAAAGAACCAATTGATAGTTTAGCACATGTATCTGGATATAAAAATTTCTCTGATTATCAGTTATTAAATCAAGATAATGTTGGTATAATAACTGCTGATACTACAGTTAAGTTATCATTAAATATTGGTAATGAAGCATCAGTTCATAGAATCAGTCAATTTGATTTTGCAACAGAAGATACTGATACAAGAGACTTATCAAAAATTATAACATTTGAAGATGCAATAATTACAGATTATAATGAGTCTGTAACTAATAAAGTTTTGATGATAGATGATATAAGTCCTCAATTTACAGGTATATCAACAACCACTGGTGGTAATATTGTTGGATTAAGTACATTTACCTTACTATCAGGTGGTGAATCTGTATTCATTAAATCATTTAATCCTACAACTGATATTAATACAACTAATAATCAAGAAATTGATATTAATGACCATGAATTCCATACTGAAGAAAGATTAATTTATTCTGGAGTTGGTAATACTTCAATTGGTATTGTCACAACTTCTGTTCCAGGAATTGGTAATACTAATATACTTCCTGCAGAAATTTTTCCAATTAGAGTTACTAAAGATAAAATTAAAGTTGCAATTAGTACAAGTAATGCTGTTAATGGAATTGCAGTTACATTTACAAATTTATCTGGAGTCGGAATTACTCATACATTAGAAGTTCATACAGATGTAGCAACAAATAGAAGTTTTATTAGTGTCGATAATGTAATTCAAAGTCCACTTGCTAGAAAAATATTACCTTTAACATTGTCTGCTCAAGTGGGTGTAAGTACAGATATAATATTATTGCATGATGTTTCTAACCTTGCAGGGAAAGATTTAATTAAAATTAATGATGAAATCATTAAAATTAATCTAGTGGCGATAGGAGCAACTAATTCTCTGAATGTAATTAGAGGCGTAATGGGAACTGTTGCTGCTGCTCATACTGTTGGTGCTGCGATTACTGCTATTTCAGGAGACTATAGAATAGAAAAAGGTCGTATTCATTTTTCTGACGCACCTTATGGTCCCGTTGGAGTTGGAACTCTTACTACAAGATCATCCTTTAGCGGTAGAGCACTGTACAGATTAAAATATCATACTAATTTTGTGATAGATGATATTTCAGAAAGTTTTAATGGTATTGGAAGAACATTTAATCTCACTAGTTATGGGTCCACAGTAACACATATTGCTGATAATCCAAAACAAGGTATTAGTACAAACTTTGGTGCTATATTAATTAATAATATCTTCCAAAAACCTTTTTATAGTGATGTTGGATCTGCTGTTAGATCTGATTATAAAATAACTGGAATTGGTCAAACCATAGTATTTACAGGTTCATTTGATCGTTTTGGAAACAGCACTCCTTCAGATAATGGTAGCACACCTAGAGGTGGTAGAGTAGGACAATTTGATGTTGGTATTGGTAGTGGATTCCAAACACCGTATGCAGCAACAGCAAATCTAACAGTTTCTGGAATAGGAACAATATCTGCAGTTGGTATTGTAACTGGTGGAGGGGGATATCTCGAAGCACCTAGAGTTTCAGTCGCATCAACAATTGGGTCTGGTGCAGCAGTAACTGCATCAATAACTTCAGGAATTGTAACAGCACTAACAATAACAAGTGCTGGAACTGGTTATACTGCAACTGATGGAAATCTTAGAATTATTATTGATCCACCAAGACCATATAAAGACTTACCATTATCTGGGGGAACAGGATCTGGTGCTGCAATTGATGTTGTAGTAGGGACTGGTGGAAGTGTTATATCATTTGATATGACGAAACGTGGAATCGGTTATAGTATTGGAGATGTTTTAACTTTAGATCAATTAGAATATAATGTTGGTGTTTCGACATTACCTTTTACAGTTACAGTAAATAGCAAATTCCAAGATAAATTTTCTGGTTGGACATTTGGGCAATTATTACAATTAGATGATTTCAGTAATTTATTCAATGGATTTAGAAAAACATTCTTGTTTACTAGAACATTAGATGCAGGAAAAGAGTTTTACAGTTTAGTTGCACGAGATGGTTCTGGTATCATCCTTGCAAATAATTTATTCATATTCATAAATGACGTTCTTCAAAGACCAAATATTGATTACATATTTACAGGTGGTACAAGACTTCAATTCTTAGAAGCACCTAAAGCTGGTAGTAAATGTAATGTTTATTTCTATGCTGGATCTGATGATGATTATGATCAAGTTGATGTGGATCAAAGTATAAAACCAGGTGATATATTACAATTACAAAAATATCAAAATACAACAGGACAAGATCCAAGAATTGTATATCAATTAATTTCTGCAGATACAGTTGAAACTCAAACTTATTCTGGTGTTGGTATTGTTACTGACAGCACAATCAAAAGACCAATTGATTGGAAAAAGCAAACTGAGGATGTAATTATTGATGGTGCTAAAATTTCTAAGAATAGAAATTATCTAGAACCTCAAGTTTTTCCAAATACAAATATCATTCAACCTGTTGCTGCAAATGATACAAAGATATATGTTGAGAATACTTATCCAATGTTCCAAAGAATTGATGATCAAGTAGATCAAAGTAGAAATAATATTAAAATAACTTCTACTAATCGACCAATACTTGGAATTGCAACTGCAGTTGTTGCACCAAATGGAACTATAAGTGGTATTACAATATCAAATGGTGGATCAGGATATAAGTCTGCACCTAAAGTTTCAATACAAGAACCTCCTATTACATTTCCAGATACTACACATGCTATGCCTCCGAGCACCACATTTTCAGATGGAACAAGACATGTAGTAGTTGCAATTTCTTCAATAGCACCGTTTAATCAAAATGGTGGTGGTGTTAGAACTTTAATTGGATCTGGTGTAACAGCGACAGCTACAGCATCAATCACTTCTGGAATAATTACTGCAATTTCAATTGATAACGCTGGTTCTGGATATCAAGCATCTAATCCACCAATAGTCATAATTGAAGCAGAGGAAGCAGATGTTGAAACTATTCAAAATGTTACCTTCAATGGAGATTTTGGGCAAATTGTTGGTTTAGCAGTAAGCAATACTGGATTTAATATGGCATCTAAAAAATGTATTATATTTGATTTGAAACCAGATTTAACTATTATTGGTGATCCTGGTAAAGGTAGGTCTGGAATTCAAACTGGTGATTTCTTTGTGATTAGAGATTCTTTTGTAGGAACTGGTGTTACAAGTATAGGTGCAACTGCAGGAACAACAGTAGCAATAGGGACTGCCTTTATAGATAATGTCTTTTATGCTCATCATTACGTATCAATTGGATCTAGTATTCTTCGTGTATTTTCTAATGTGAACAGTGTTAGTGGAATAAACACTAGCACGGTTGATCATCTTACCTCAAAAGGTAATTATAGTTGGGGATCAATATTGGTTTCAAGAAAACCTAATTCTCGTGCATTTGAATTTTTCAATCAACAGGGAACTGCTGGTATAGATACATCTGCACATATTTCTAGAGTGGTGAAATTAAGAACTGAATATTCATAAAAAGTTCCTATTAAATAAACATTCTTCATTATGGTATAAATAATCAAAAAGCAATAGCAATGCCAGCCATAATCACTGACCAATTTAGAATATTAAATGCTGAAACATTTGCAAAAAGTTTCACTGGAATTGGTACTACTACAAATTATTATTACACATTTTTAGGTCATCCTAACCCAAAAAACGATGATATTGTCGATTATGGGGATGACGATTGGGGAGACGTTGGGGGAACTCCAATACCTAAAGATTCGTTTAAAGAAGAAAATTTATATCATGGTAGTATGCTCTTTTTAAAAAGAGTTTCTTCATCTGATGTGAGAAGGGTTGTAAGGAGATATAATTGGGAATTGGGTATAACTTATGACATGTATAGAAATAATTATGATTTAGATAACAAATCACCACAATCTTCTTCTACAACATTATATGGATCAAGATTCTTTATAGTAAATTCTGAATTTAAAGTATACGCTTGTTTGAATAATGGTGCAAATCCAGAATTTCCTAATGGTCAAAAATCTTTAGTAGAACCTAACTTTGTTGATGTATCTCCACAAAAAGTAGGGACAGGATCTGATGGATATGTTTGGAAGTATCTTTTTACTATCTCTCCCTCAGATGTTGTTAAATTTACAACTGATGATTATATACCTCTTCCTGCAGATTGGGGTGATAGTTCAACCGCAACAGTTAAAAACGCTGCAGTAAAAGGAAAAATTGAAGAAATTATAATCACTTCTAGAGGATCTGGTTATTCAATCGCTGCAGATCCGACTACAGGAGAACCTGCAACTGACACAGGAACTGTTACTGGGGTTCCTATCTTAGGTGATGGTGTTGGAGGTTTTGCTGCAGTATCAATACAAAAAGGATTAGTTGATGATATTACTGTAACAAATGGTGGAACTGGATATACAAAAGGATTAATTCTTTTTGATAATGCTAACATACCTAATCTTGGTGCTGGAACTGGAGCAACTTTTGAGATAATTATACCGCCACAGGGGGGTCATGGTGCTGACGTTTACAGGGAACTTGGTGGAAACAGAGTCATGGTTTACTCTAAATATGACACTGATCCTGATTATGTTCAGGGTGTTGATTTTTCTCGTATTGGTTTAATTAAAAATCCAATTCAAAATAAAAGCGAGACAGAACCACTTGATACTTCTACCGCAACTGCTCTTGGGGCATTAAAATTAGCACCAACAGGCACAGCAACAACTACTAGTAATACTAAATATCCAATTGATGCTGTAATTAAACAACAAGTGGGTGTTGGTTCAACCGCTGTTGGATATGTTGCATCATGGAATAAAGATACTGGTGTTCTAAGATATTATCAACCTGTGGGTTTAACTGGAATTACTGTTGCAGGTAATAAGTTACTTAATTTTGCTAGTGGAGCTGGAACTGGAACCATAAATTGTGATACTATTGAGGGTCCAGCGTTAATTGTAGATGAAACCTTTGATAATCAAAATAGTATCAACACTGGTTCTAAAATCATAGAACTTGGGCAAACCTTTGAGAAAGGTATAGCACCTCCCGACGTTAACAGGCATTCGGGAGAAATTATTTACATTGATAATCGAGCACCCATAACTAGGTCGGCCGCTCAAAAAGAAGAAGTAAAAATTGTAGTAGAATTCTAAAAAAATGACACAGAACACTAACTTAAATGTTTCCCCATACTTTGATGATTTTTCCGAAAGTAAAAATTATAAGAAAGTACTGTTTAAACCTGGATTTCCTGTTCAATCTAGAGAATTAACTACACTACAATCAATCCTTCAAAATCAAATAGAAAAATTTGGTCAATATTTCTTTAAAGAAGGATCTATGGTAATACCTGGTGGAATATCCTTTGATATTTCTTATTTTGCAGTGAAAATAGATCCTTTCTTTTTGAATAT